AGTTAATAATATCACGCTCAGAGTATTCCCATGAGCCAAGCTGTTCCGGAATTGAAAAAGAGCGGGGAACATCACCCCACTCTATTTCCATACCATATGTAAAATTACTTTTGTTGTACATTCTGTAGATCCTTGTTTCCTGTTTTAACAAGTTGCATTTTCATAGTTAAGGCAGAGTCAAACGTAATATATGTATCCATTGGAATTTCCATATTTGGAAAATATAAATTAGCACGAGTGGCAATATCTGCAGTAGAAGTAATTATACTACCATTCGACAAAGTAGTCAAATATAATGGACGCTTACCGTTGCGATAAACAGTCAACTCTTTTGGGGAAGATGTAAGCGTACAAACTGCCATAGACATATTACTGAACTCACCTAGAGGATCGTTTGAGTGTAGCACTAACTCAGAATCATTCTTAGTAGAACAATCATAACCATACAATTGTTTCCAGTGATCGGGAAGCTCTTGCGTTATAACACCATTGTGAACGATTGATTTATCTGAAGTAGCCATAGGTTGGTTGTACTCCAAATCAGAAGTTGAATAACGACAGTGACCAATTAGGTATAAGTTACCATCCTTGTTAATGAATTCTTTGAAGTTATCATTATGCATATGCTTTTCAACGAACTGATCGGCTGGGATAGCTTCCTTAATTGTAACAATATCATCAGTCCATTTAGGCAAGAATGACATACCTGTTGCATGCATCCCACGAATCTTAGACTCGACGAACACACGCTTTAGGGCTTCAAAATCCTTCAGAGAAGGATTCTTAATAACTGCTCCAATTACGGCACACATTATGCGAAGAACCCTTCTAATGAACCTGCGTTAGCTTTAGGGTGCATCTTGTACAGTTCATCGCGACCTAGTTTCAAGGCGCAGAAATCATACCACTCTTTCTGTTCCCACATACCTTCGCTAACACCATTCCAAAGAGGACGCCACATTGGATGTTCTTTATTCAAACGACGAGACTCAACATAATCAAAGCGAGCCTGTTCATATTCATAAGAACCAAGTTCCATCATCTTCTCACGGAAGTAACATACCAGTGAAATACGCTCGGCTTCGTCATCTCCCAAAACGATTGAAGTATTGCCGTGCATAACTTCATGGTTGTTAATCAACAGCAAGTCTCCTGGACGAACGTTAACAGCAATCCGATATTCTGGAGCAATTAAATAACCACCAGTGTAGTTACCGTTGTTCGACAACACCAGCAAGTTAGATAACCCAGTGTCCAAATCACCTGCATCATAGTGAGCAGCTGTACGGAAAGTCTTGTTAACTGTTACCGTAGTGAATGGAGTTCCTGGAACCAAGAAACGTTTGTCTAGCTTTTCAGCAGCTTTCATTTGATTGCCATAACGCCATGGCAGTAGATCTTTGAAACCTTTAGCAAGCGTTTGTAGGAATGGGAATGCCATTGCAAACTTATCTGGGTTGTTCTTAGTATAAGCAGTTGCACGACCATACGGAATACGAGGGTAACGATCAAACCAACCAGCGATACCAGAGTTAACAGTATTTGCGTAAGTTGTGTCAGAGATAAGTTCTTTAGCAACCCACTTAGCTGATTCGATCTGTTCTTCGATCGAAGAACTCTTCATCTTTTCAAGCCATTCGTCAAACACAAAGTTAGCTACCTTGACTTTTTCTAAGCGCCAAACAATACCGCGTGTTGATTCTTGAACTTTAGTTTGAACACGAATTTCTTCAATTGGGTCTTCACCTGTCAAATTAGCAGCTGGGTTTGAGTAGTAGTCAACAACTGCTTCTTGGAATGGAGTTACCCATTCACGGTTCTGGAGTTTACCAGAACGTGGGCCAGCGGCTAGACCTCTGTTCTGAGATTCAACTGCAGCTTCGCGTAAACCTTGATATGCGGCATCTTGTTCTTCTTTACTGAAGTAGTTCTTACGGAACTTGAAGATAATCTTTCTTTCGTTTGTTCCTTTATCGCAACTATCACATTCGCTAGTACAATCAGCTTGAGCGCCTAGATCGCATCCAGCAGGAGCATAAACATCACAATCTTCTTCAATCAATACGTCGTAGTTGTTTTCATCAACAAACTGCCCGAGTAAATGTTTACAATCATACTTTTGGTTTGCTACAATAACCTTAACCATAATATATCTCCTTAAAATTTAAATCCGCTAAAATCACCTGTCTTTTGCATACGATTACCAAAATCACTCTTATCGAAAATTGGTTTATCATCTTTCATATGCCCGTTATCAGACAACCCTTCTTGCGCAGATGCTTCAACATCATATAACTTCATTTTGCTTTTATCAATACCAACAACAAATCGTTTGTAGAAGTTTGGGTCACTATAACGATTCTTTAATTGTTTAACAATAATCTGATTCAAGTTCTCAAGTTCTTCACTTGAAACCAACGCAAACATAAAGTCAGCTGTAGCAGGCAAACCAAACGATTCAGACGTATCTTCAAGTCCTGGGTCAGAATTACCATATCCTGAACGAGTTGTTTGTGTGGCCGAAACGATAGGTACATTATATTCAACAGCTAAACCACGAAGCTCTTCTGCGATTGCCTTTACGAAAGTGTAAGAGTTTACATTTCCGCCAGCTTTCATCCTCTGAGAGGAACAAATATTTAGATAATCAATAAAGATGATATCTGGAACAAACTCACGTTTCAGTTTAAGTTCTTCAAGCAACGCACGAAAGTGACCAGCATGCGCTGATGCGGTTGGGTATTCTTTAACAATAAGTTTACCTTGCGTCTTTTTGCGCAGCTTATCAATACGACTTTCAAAGATATCTTTGTCGATAACCTTTAACTCATCCATTGTTAAGTTTAACAAGTTTGCATCAACACGTTCAGCGATACGTTCTTCTGACATTTCCATTGTAATATATAAAGCGTTATTGCCAGCTTGTAAAGCACCTGCAGCAACGTGACACATAAACAACGACTTACCAACACCAGTACCAGCCAAAGCAATGTTAAGAGTCTTACGGCTCAATCCACCTTTGGTGATTTTGTTAAACATTTCCAAGTTGAAAGGAATCTTCTCCTCGACACGGTGGTAGAACTCGTATCGTTCGGCGAAGTCGTCAAGGTAGTCATGGCCAACGTGACTATCAAAAGACACGGCAAGAGCATCAGATAACAAATGAGGAATAGCATCTTGTGTATGTTGAGGGTCTTTGCCCTCAAAGATTTTAATTGATGACATGATCGCCAGATACACTGCGCGATCCTTACAAAACTTCTCAGTACTTTCAAGCAACCAGTCTTCGTTGACTGGTGTTCTTACCAAAGTCTTAATGTAATCGCCAACATCACCCATTTCTTTATCGGTAACGCCAGCTGCGTTGCTAACTTCAATAGCTAGAATCTCAGGAGTTAGTGCTTTGTTGTACTTTGTAAAGAAGTCAATAATCTCTTTAATAATGACCGACTCTTTACGATCTCCAAAATACTCACGCTTTAAAAATGGAATAACTTTACGGCAATAGTGTTCATCATGAATAAGGTTAGTTAGAATCTGTTGTTCAATTCTCATCAATTCCGCCTGTATATACTACATTATTTTTTAATAGGTCTTCTTCAAGTAGGTCGATTAGGATATCGCCAATGTGATTCCTAAATTTGTCTCGGTCAACGAAACCAACTGGGTTCTCTTGAATATCAAATTCAAATTGAACACGCAGGTGGTCATCTTCCTCAAGCAACCGAACTCTACCATAAGTATAAATTATACCTGAATATTCATTGGAAGTCAACTTAATTAGTTGGTTTCCAACGTGGTCTTCATCTAAGAGTTCGTATTGCTTGATCATTCGTCGTGTTCCAATTCTGCAAGAGCAACGTCGATAGATTCGTCAGTAACCATTTCAATCTGGCCAATTGAATACTTGTCTTTGACAAAGTCATAGAATGACTTAGTTTGCAAGATAGGCATCCAGAATTCTTTAGTATCTGTGTCCTTAACGCGATACTTCTTGTCTTCAATAACACCAGTCTCTTTGTCTACCTTTGAATACCAACCATTGCTAGGCTTGATAACATGCCCTGATTCGAGTGCAAGATCAAGTAGACCGCTCCACTTGCTGATACCACCGTCAAAAGATACACTGACAGGGATTTTAGATTTTTCTTTAACATAACGACTTTTCTCTACGTTGATAATAAAGTTGTAACCAACGACTTCAGTGCCTTCTTTTTCTTGTTGACGACCCAAGATAAAAATATTATCAGCAGAGTAGTAAGAACCTGTACCACCACCCACGATGGCTTTAGGGAACATACCGATTTCCATATAGGTGTGGTTAACAACCACACATGGAATATCTTTAAGAGTCAAGTGAGGTGTGACCATACGGAACAACGACTTCATTTGTTTAGCACGGCTCATATCCGCAACAGACTTACCGTCTAACGCATCTTCAACTTCTTTCTTAGAAGCCAAGTTACCGATAGAGTCGATGACGATAATAACTCGGTCTCCACGTTCGATGTTATTAAGCTGTTGCATAATATCAAACTTCAATTGTTCAACGTCAGTAATTGGAGTATGTACAACTTGTGTTGTATCAATACCAAATGCATCAAAGTAAGATTGTGGAGTGCCGAACTCAGAGTCATAGAATAACACAACAGCATCTTTGTATTTGTCTTGATAGGCTTTAGCCATTAACAAACTGAATGCGGTTTTAAAGTGTTTAGATGGACCAGCCCACATTGTAAGACCTGGGGTCAAGCCACCGTCAAATTTACCAGACAACGCAACGTTGATAACTGGGATTGATGTGGCAATCATATCCTTCTTCTGGAAGAACTTAGAAGCCGAAAGGATAGCAGTATCCTTAATGGTAGAATTCTTTTTAATTTTATCAAGTAAGCTCATATTATTCACCTTTCATAAATTTTAGCACAGCAGCTTCATTCATCACACCAGAAACACGACGTTGTTCTGCGCCCTTTTCATCAACGACGACCATTGTAGGGACGCCACGGATACCGTATTGTTTGGCCAACTCCATGTTCTCGTCAATATCAACTTCTTCCAACTGTACAGGGAGATCTCCCATATCACCAATAATGGTGCTCAATGCTTTACATGGAGCACACCACGATGCGCTAAATTTTAATACTTTCATATTTTTCCTTTGTGTCTTATCCGAAGAAGTCTTCAAGCGAAGCAGTTTCCTCTGCTTGCCAGTTCAACGGTTCAATAATTGTTTTTAATGGTTCTACAAATGTCTTGTTAAATTGTGTGTCATAATCTATGAAAGAATCCAACTTAAACTCCTTTGGAAGTTCTTGCAGGAAGGCAATGACGTTTTCGTGAAATGGGTTTGGTGTTCTTAGGTAAATGAATTTAACCTTGTCACCCTCACGAATCAATGGATATTTCTTGTCAATACCAAATTTCTTAACGTAGTGATTATATAGTAGTGCAGCACGGACAGCAATCGGGCAACCCTTTTGATAGATCGGAGAACCAGCATACTGTTTTAAACCAGACACACCACGAGGGAATGCGATAGCTTCAACAGGATATGTCAAGAACTCGTTTTTGTAATTTGCAATATACTTCTGTACAACCTTTTCACTACCATCCAAGATAACGTTGATTGACTTTTTAAGTTCCTTACGAATAACAGATGGAGTTGAAGAACGAACCATAGCCAACCCAAGAACCTTTTGCTTTGGTGTGGCATATTGAACACCTTCAGAGTTATGAACGTTCAGCACATAGTTCTTCTTGGCGATCCAAATACCTTTATCAGCTAGAACTTCTCGTTTCATAATCATCTTTTGAGAATATGCATTCATATACTCAGCAAGTTTCTGATAAGTTGTATCAATGAATGGTTGAAAGATTTCTTCGCAAATCTTATCCATGTACTTGATTTTACCATCAGTATCTTTATCAGCAGCAAAGCGTTCAACTAAATCTTCTAGGGTCAGATAGATTGAGTCAGTGTCGATTGCAATGACAAAATCTTTATTATCAGACTTTAGAATCTTATTCAAGTATCGGTTAAACTCATTAGCCATCCACTGAATCGAAAGCTGACCAGAAGTTGTAATACCCTCAGCCATACGAATATCAAAGTAACGGAAGTACTGATTACCCATGGCACCATATGCAGAGTTCAATGCAATCTTCATAGCCATTTGAAGGTTATTCAACCGACTGATTTCTTTACGAAGGTCATTATTGCCTTTGTCGTGTTCGTACTGTTGTTCGACTTTCAACATCTGCTTTTTGAACTTTGAGCGGTTAGCATACATCGTCTCCATCAACTCAGGCATAAACCCTTTGATGTCTTTACGATAACACCAACCGTTTGCGGTCATAGTCATATCTCGTGTGTGTACGTGTGATGTGTCAATCTCTTGTTTAAGTAGTTTTTCAACTGTACAAGAGACTTTCTCATGAGTCAAAGTCTCTGGAGAGATATTGTACTGCATAATCAAGTGAGGGTATAGCGAGTTCAAGTCAAAAGAAACAACCCATTTGTGCAACCCAACCTGAACATCTTTGACGAAAGCTCCCTCGAACTGTTCAGACTTACCGCTGTGTTCTTTCATCGGGATAACAATACCCTTTTTACGAAGGTGATTATAAATGATAGAATCCCACATACGAACTTGCGAGTAAACATCTTCAGGGTTAATCTTGGCTTGGTAAGCCATGGTCAATTGAAGTTCGATTAGACGCATCTTGTCTTCTAGCTTATCAACTAACTCAACGTCATGGATGTTATACTCAACGAATTGTTGCCAATGATGAGTGTAGAAGTCCCGAAAGGTATCACCTGGATTCTCTTTCTTCTTATCTCCTAGTTCCTGTTCTGCAATGTAATCCAGTCTGTATGACTCTTGCTTTGAGTAAGTGTACTTTTTGTACAACTGAAGATAGTCAAGCTGACTAATACCAGAAATATCATAGTGGATTTCTTCATTACCTTTGATGAATGTTTTGCGTTCTGTAATCATGCCCCATGGGGACATCTTCTTGGCAAGAGAATCTCCAAGTTCACGTGTCATACGACGAATTAAATATGGTAAGTCAAAGAAGTCAGTATTCCAACCAGTAATAACATCTGGATAGTTACCTTGCCACCAAATGATAAACTCTTTGAGTAAGTGTTGTTCATTATTACAGTTGATGTAGATAACATCGTCGCGATTATGCACAAATGCCCCAACACCAAACGTAATGATACGCTTAGATGCTAGATCTTTTACAGTGATAAGTAAGATTTCTTCATTAGCTGAAGCGATGTTCGGGAAACCTTCTTCAGTTTTAGTCTCAATATCAATAGTAAATACTTTGATCTGTTCCATATCCCAATTGATATCATAGTCGTATGTATCGCTAAGATATTGATATGCATAATTGGTTTGGCCAAAAACG